TTCTTCAAACCTTCCTACTACTACCATCTCTGCTCCAGTATTGATAGGGTAAGGAAGAGTAATAGTGGTTTGAACTCCTAATGCACCAGGGTTAATTAGTGTTAGAAATTTTGTAAAGCTACAGTTTCCACTGGTTGTAAGACTTGTGCCAGCCGTGTAAGTAAAAGTGTTTGCATTGGGAGTGCTTGCGATTGTGTATTGACCATCAACGCCAGTACCACTTGTTAAAGCAACATAGATAGAATCATTAGTCGAGTATCCATGATTCGCTGAAGTTACGGTAACTGTTGTTCCTGACTGGCTATAAGTACCAGCAGTTACAGGTTCCTCAACTTTTCTATCTAGCAGTATTTCTATCTCTGTTCCTGGGTCTACTTGCTCAGGTCTTAGTGATATTTTCTCTAGGTAAGTTCCTGATTGTGCTGAAGTTCCATCCTCGTCATATTCAGTAAGCACATATAAATCACTGCCTTTAATTGCAGCACCTATTATTTTCTTTGCACCACTAACTTCCCAGTAAGACCAAGCTGATTGAAGCTTTGTGTCTTCTTCAAAGAAGAACTTATAAATATATATTCTCTTAGGCTGGTCAAGACTAAGCATTGCAAGAGCATCTTCTGCTACAGCAGAAACAAGACCACATAGATTTGTCGGTATATATCTAGGGATGCTGGATGTTACATCCTCTGATAAAGGTACTGATCCACTGGAATCAGGTAGGAAGAACTCTCTTAGTCCGCTGAAGTTCCCTTTTGTTATAGGGAAGTATGTATTACGACCAACAGCTATCGGATCAACAGATGTATCCATATCGAAGGAGGTCATCTGTGTGATGGTGGCGGTTTTAGGTGTTAAAGCAGAACCTACATTTAGTCCTGCATCTAATCTGAATTGAGCGTTCCTACTAAATAAGAGAAGAGTATTAGCAAAGGCGACAGTAGATAGAAGAATATTAATAGAACTACCACCGCAACTAATATCTACTGGATCACTGTCCACTATGGTTTGAACAGTTTCAGGCCATAACCTTCCGTGGTCATCACTAGCAGAAAGGATAACGTTTTCTTCCGACAGCATTATTAATCTATTTCTAAACAGATTTAGGTTTTGTATTGTCCTACCTACGAAAGTGGGTTCTAGTGCTGTCTTCTTGTCACCAGCTATACGGCCTGACCATGTGGTTCCATAAACTGCATTGCCACTGGTGCTTTGACTCTGTGGTGCTGTATAAGTAAATGTATTTGCAGTGACTGGTCTAACAGAAAAGACACCAGCAGTTCCTGCACCAGAAGAAGGTCTAACAAATAACAGATCTTCACTTTCTAATCCGTGGTTGTTAGACGTAACAGTTACTGTTGTACCTGATTGTGCATAAGTAGCACTACTTTCTCCCTTTATATATTTTTGAAAAGTAAAAGTACCATCTGTATTTCTAACTAATACATGAGGCATTGTTGCCTCGTCAAATCTATATGTAATGCCTGGGGCTACTGTTTCTTTCCATACTCCATCTCCATATATATCTGTTGCATCACTGGAATAAACAGGTGGAAAATCTGCGTTAACTACAAACTTAACGTAGTAATCATCGTATTGAGTAGCTTGAGAGCCTTGTACTTTAACAATAAAACCGTCATATGCCTTGATAGGTAAGTCGTCTAAGTCATCAACAACGCCTTTGATCGCCTTAGTTGCTTCTCCTGTCTTATCATCTTTACTTGTAACCTTGTAATCACTTCCATCATCTTTCTTGATGTGGATTATGTAGTCGTCATTATCAACTGTAAATCCACTAATTGAATTTAATTGTTGTCCTAACTTATCTGCAATCTTAACTGTTGATAATTTGACTTCAGGTACGACAGTGCAATTGCCAGAGTTAGCACTTGAATCATTTGCTGTTCCTGCTGTGTAATAGAACTGGTCTGTACTAGCAGAAGTGACTGCGTAAGTACCTGCTATTCCACCAGAAGCAGTAGCAAAAGAAATCTTAAACTCATCTCCAGTAACCATTCCATGTGCAGTTGCGTTAACTAAAACACTAGAACTGTTGGCTGCTTGAGAATAAGAACATTCGATTTGTTCCCCGCCAGCAGGAGGTGTCGTATATGTTTTGGTTGTACCGTCTAATGTGACGCTGTATTCAGTATCGTATTCTGCTGATTTAATAAACACCATCGCTGTGACTTCAGTAATGGTTGTTGGCGACAAGTCGGTGGACATAGCCACTTCCTTTTCTTTGTTGACAATGAATGTGTAGTCAGCAATAGATGCAACTCTAAATTGTTCTGAAGGATGACCAGTTACATTTAAGTAGCTAACCCCGTCTGGGGTTGAAGGAGTGACAGCAGTTGTTCCATCTAAAGTTGCTACTTTGATAGCACCATTTTGAATGATGATGATGTAGTTAATATCATTAGTCCTTGAAACCATGTGAACAAATGGTCGGACTGTTGATTTGTCTTCAGTAAATAAACGACCAATATTATTAAACGGTGGCCTTTTCTTTAATCCTTCAACTGGACTTGACATGCAATTCACTACTTCTTCTGCCTGTGATGCCAATCTCAACGCAGGAGGTTGTTGGCTAACTCCATTAATGAGGTTAGGTATAGAAGAACTAATTAAAGGCATGACTATCTAAGAACAGTACGACTTGGTTGATAAGTCTGGAATACTCCTGTGTGATTAGGATTACCTCTAATCATATTGTGATCACCTGCATTAGTTTCTTCTTCTAAGAATTGTGCTTTAGCTTCCGCTTCCATTGTTAGATTTATTTGTGTTAATTCTGCACTACCTAGTATCTGTTCTTGTAGTGTGCGACCTGCTTTAACCATCATGTACTGACGGGCATGCTCAGGGAGGTCAGTCCAATCAAGGATATAAGTTACATCTGCTGTTAAGTCTTCATCAAAGAGAGAAGTGTTATTACGTCTGTCGTATAGCTTTGATCCTCTTTGTACGACTTCAAGATCTGGATACTCATAAGGATCAATCTTTACTCTGCTTATATCTGAACTTAAATTAATTTCTTTTGATGAATCTCTAGTTAGAGTTCTTTCGTAGTCAGTATTAAACGACCAGCCTTCAGCTTGAATTGTTCTACTAACTTCGTTAAGTGTGTCATTAGCTTGTCTTGCTAAACCGAACTGACCTTCAAGACTATTGACAGGTGCTTCACCCATCATTCGCAGTACTTTATTAACTGCTTCTAGTTCGGTAGTTAGATTAAGGCCCATAAGAAAAGAGGGGGCATATAGCCCCCATAGTAATTAGCTGGTTGCTGTGTATATCTCGATAGCACAGTCTGGACGTAGAACTCCAGTACCATGAGCCATAGATCCGACCATGAATGTACCTTGCCATAACGCGTGTACATCGGAACCAGTTTGTTCCATCTTCAGATCCATCAACTTAACAGTACCAACAGCCTGCTTGTTGAACACAAGTCCAACGCTGTCTGTGTAGTCAGCATGGTATGTGTTGTTCTCACCAGTTACTTGAGAACGGTTTGTAGTTGGCAAGTGGTTAGACTTAACGATGCTGATACCAGCAACCTTTAAGACTGTTCCATCTGCGTATGCTCCAGAACCACCCCAGTCTCTGTTGAGTACGTCTGTTGTTTGTGCGATTTTATAATATTCGGTTGGGCCAAGAGCTAAGTATCTCCCGTCCTCAGGAATATTATCTATATCCATTTGCTCTGCTGCTGACCACATAGCACTGACTAGCTGTGCCCCTGTGATAGCTGACTTACTAGAAGCAACAATCTTGATACGAGTACCACCAGGTAGGTCAGTGTTGAAGTTAGTAGCTGTTCTTGCTGCTTGGCAGATAGTAGCTGCTACGTTCTTGTCAAATGTGTACGCTAATGCGTTACCCATCTCAGTTGTATACTGAGACCTCACGTCGTAATGGTTCTTAGCTTCATCAATGTCTGCAACGAATACGTTCGATACAAGTTTGTCATCGATGTTGATAACAGCTTCAGCGTGCTTGATAGCATTACCTGTTAGCTGGGTGCCCGGCGTGTGATACGCGGTACTAGAAAGTCCAATAATCGGGAACTGGGCTGACTTACCTGACTTGATCGTACGCACTGTATGCAGTGACTCAAACACAGTTGCTTTACGGAAGGCAGACAAGACCTCCCCCGAAAACGTCTTTAAGAATAATGCGTCATAGCTAGTTCCTGTATTGTTTACAAGACCTAGCCGTGAGCTAGTAAAATTAGCCACGGAAAAAAGAAAGAAAGGTTGCCCTTCACTATCTCTTCAACGCAGGGTATCCCTCGCAAGGGGCCGTTGTCTCTACGAGAATGTTTAGGTTGTTTATATAATACCCCTTACAACACTTTTGAGCGACTAAGTTTTTCTTGTACCTCTTGTCTATACGCTGGATCAGTTGCATATCGTTCATCATTCATAGCCGCTACTACCTGTGCAGTTGATTCAAACTTAGTGGTATTCGCTCTAGGTGTTCTACCTCCGACAAGCTTTGGTTCTCTTGGTGCGTTGTTCATATATGCAGCCTGAAGACCAGCGACAGCAATCCTTATTTGATGTGGGTTGCTAGTCTTAAGCATGTTATTAAACGCATCAACTTCTGCTTTGTCTAAGTTTCCAGCAGCCCATTGAATCATTTCAGAGTAAACCTGCTCACCTCCAAACTCATTCTTAATTGCTGCTACTTCTTTAGCTGCAAGTTGTGAGTCCTGCTCCGCTCTGTACTGCACACCATCTAGGTATGCTTCGACCATATCCTTACTGAAGCCAGCACCTTCTAATGCTTTGTAGTCGTCATCATCTAGCTTGCCTGTCTCTTGCCATTTAGTATTCATCCCTTGGTAATCGACACCAGCTTCATCAAGGCGACTACCTATGTACTCACCATAAATTTCTGAAGCGTTGGCAGGTG